CTTCTTTTCAGTTACTTTACAGCTTTGTGCCTCCTGTAAATCAATTTGACCGAGTAGGCGTCTCAACTGATTATTTTTTGAGATTTTTTTATTCTTCTCCGAAATATTTTCAATTTCTTTCGTAAGATGACGGAATTGCTTCTCATCTTCATCCGAAGAAATTGGTAAATCTAACATGGGAAGTATGTTAGTATCCCCCAATTTGTTATCTGCCAACCATTTTTCTATCGTATCGAGCTTTGCTTGTATTCCGTTAATTTCCAACGAAACTACTCTTGCCGCCTCTTTGAAAATATCAAAAAGCTCGACATAGTTTTCAAGGTGCAGCAAATCGATCAAAAACTTTTTTCTGTTTGTATCTGTAGCGGTTAGAAACTGTAAACTCGCATTTGTGTTTTGATACACTAACTGAGAAAAAGTTTTGAAATCTACACCAATAGTGTCTTGTATTGTTTTGTATGTGTTTGTAGCCGTATGACTGGAGATGTCCTCTCCGTTCTTCTCAAGTTTTACTTTTACACTTGTCTTTCTGTCAATACTAACTACATAGGTATCTTCATCTTTGGTAAAGGTTAGTCTAATATTGTACCCATTACCGATGTATCTGTTTGGTATATCTGCTTTCTTGATTCCCTTGGAGTTTTTATTGTACAGCGCCTCCTCTATAATCAAAGGTATAGAGGATTTGCCTGTACCGTTTGTTCCAATGATTTGAGTTACGGTGTTGTCATCAAGCAGTAACTCATTGTCAGAACCATAGCTAAAGCAGTTATTCCACTGTAGCTGTTTTAGAGTAATCATTAAATGTTCCTATTATACTAGATATTTTATCTTTAGGAAGCTCTAGTATGTATTCCAGATACTCTGCTAGTTCTTCTCCTACACTCATGTCTTTTTCGAGAACAAGAGTTGCTTCTGTACTTCGTTTTACAACTTTCTTGTCTAAAAGCTCTGAGTTTTTTACTTTCGAGAGGTCTTGTATGTCTCCCTCCAGCTCATAAATTGTGTGATGATACTCACTTGGAAGCATCTCATCAGGACTACTAACTGTTTTTCGAAGAAGCTGGGGCAAGTAGAACTTATCCCACATCCACGACCAGTCTTTGTCATTTATAAGCAAGTACCCCGTTTCTACTTCGTTTCGGTGAAAGGAAGTAGTCATGGGGCTTCCTGGGTATACAATGTTTCTCTGAGTATTACTATGCGCATGGAGATCTCCCGCAAAAACTACAGGAAACTCAGACAATCTATCTAAGTCTACCTCTGGTTTTACGTGAGGAGGGATCTCTCCGCGCACATGAGTAAACAGCGGCATAGAGGTATGAAAAGACTCTATACTGCTTTCTCGGTGTAAATCCGCATAGGGAAGTACACTAAAACCCTTGTCTGTGTCTACATAAGAAAAATCTACGACATGAATCAACGGATTTATGTCTCTACTTACTTGCTTTAGCTGAGTAAAGAAAGTTTTGTTCTTCTTTGTAGCTTCGTGGTTTCCATCGTATATAAGAGTAGGAATAGTTACTCTGCGTATGAACGAAAAGTATAACTCCAACTCTTCCATAGTCGGCAGACGATCAAAAAGATCGCCTCCGATTATGTGCATATTACACTGTTTCTCCTGTTCGCTGATTTGCTCGAAAAAAGACTCATATCTTTTTTTCGCCCAAGCAACTGGAACATTTTTCTGTCCCAGTTTTATGTGCCAATCGGCTGTAAACAGTATCACGCTACGTTGAACTCGTCTTCAAGGGTTTCGTCAATCTCAGAGACAGTCTCTTGACGTATGCGGTCAAGAAGCTCTTTCTGAGCGTCAGGAGTCGGACGAGGCATCACGTCGTCCATGGACTTTACTTCAGCAGCGAGAGCTGCATCAGAGTCCGAAAGTGCACTAGGCTTGCACTTTAGAGGCTGTAACTGGTATTCCACATTGTAGGGAAGAGGACCAGTCTTAACTCTCTTAAATTTGATTTCCCATCCAGTCTCAGGATCGGTAGGATCGCCTAAATCCTCTGCGGCAGTTATGATTTGCTCCCACAGTTTCTTCTTTAGATTAACAACTTTTACTTCACCGTTGTCAATGCACTGAGTTGCATAGCTCCAGCCACACTTGAGGTCGGGGTAGTACTCACGAACCCAATCCTTCTCTTTGTTGTTGAACGCTTCTGCATTGCGATCAAAAGACAGACACTCCAGAGGAATGTTCTTGTCGTTCTCGCCTTTGACCCAGTACACATAGCGAGCAAGAATGTCGCCTACGAGACGGAAAGAGTTGTCACCGTCCTTGTACTGAAATGTGCTGATTGAGGTTTTTTGAGCAGAACCTTTCTGCTGATTAAATGATATTGCCATTTTAATGTATCTCCGTTGGGGCTTCTTCATACCGAAAATGAACTCCTTCATCATCCATACGAAGTAGGCTAGGGTTGTCTAAAAACATAAAAGGATCTATTGTCAAATGAATTCGATCCAATGAAAGTTTGCCGTGTGCAGCATACTCAGCGTATGAACGTGCACTGGCCATTGCTACATAAATACAGATGTCCTTGTACGAATACTGATAAGCATTGTACAATAAAACATCTGGATGCAGTAAAAAAGAGCTTCCTCTGAAATCAATGTGATAATACTTGTAAATCTTATCATAGTGATTTATAGGTATCTGCTTCTCTACTAACATTCTGAGAACTCGCACTATCTCGGCAGTATTGCCTTCGCAAGTTTCATACATCTTTTTCCAATCATAGAATAACATATTATATCAAAAATTATAACTCATGTCAAGTATTATTTTTTTAAAGTTCCTGTATCTTGTAACCCTGTTTCATATAGTATCCCATCCTGTTGGAAGCCTGCCTGCGTGCAGTATTCCCTTTTAAGTGTACGTCTATGACTATTGGGTTTTTCTTATCTTTCTTCTGTCTTATCACTCTGCCGATTAGCTGAGTGAGTAGAGGTTCGTTGTTTACTGGTGTTCCTAAAATTAAGCAACTCAAGTCGTCTAATGAGATGCCTTCTGAGAAAATAGCCTGTGTTCCGCATAGAATATCCGCTTTCCCATCTGCTATTTTAGACATGAGCTTTTTTCTGTCCTCATGGGGGACTTCCCCCGTAACACATACAGCTTTTTCGCCTGCCAGTTCGGCGCACGTCTGTAAAAAGTGCACTCGATCACTTACTACCAACACTTTATGACCTTTTTCGGCATAAAATGCGGCTAACATTGCAACGGTGTGTAGATATTCTTCGTTGTATGCTAGCTGGGTTACTTTATTCGCCCAAGGAATGTTACTTCCATCCATAAATCGCACTTCTGAGCGATACACAAGTACACTTGGTGTCATGTAGTTTTCTTTTGGGGGTTTGATTACTTTTTGTCCAAAGTAATCACGAAATACTACATGTTTACCGTCCTTTCTTTCTATAGTGCCCGATAAGCCGATCTTGTATCTTGCATAATTTGAGTCTATAACTTTAGAAAACGTCGGAGACGAGACATGATGCATTTCGTCCAAGATGATGGTCCCAAATTCTCTACGTATATCTGGAATGCGGCGGTACAGACTTTGAGTGTTGCCAATAACCACAGGGCTGCTAATATCAAACCTACCGCTTCCAATAATGCCTGCTGTAATTCCATATACTTTTTCTACCTCTGCAGCCCACTGATTTCTTAGTGGGACTGTGTGTACAACTATAAGTGTTTTCTGTGCTAGTTTGCCAGCTATCGCAAGACCTGTAAAAGTCTTTCCCCAGCTGACCCAAGCGTTTATTATGCAGTTGTCATCAACTTCGTCAAAAGCCTCTCTCTGGCTTGGTCGCAACTCAAACTTAAACTCAGGAAAGTCTGTTGGCTTTGTTATACGCTTATCAACTATTTCGTAGTCGTCTGGGATTAGATCCGTTCGTCCAATCGGGATGCTCACTAAGTTACTACGAATACGTGCCATATTCTTAATGACTATAGGTGGATCCTTTGGATTGAACGAAGGAATCGTATAGGTCAGCTCTTTGCTTAAAATGTCCTTGTATTTATCGTCTACTTCAAGATAAATACGGTTACTGACTACTGCTTTTTTCATGCGTACTCTTTTGCTATAATGTATTCCTTTACAAAACCACTTCGTACAATATCCTCGACCCCAAACTCTATGAAATCAAAACGATTCATAGAGACTAAAATCTCGAAGAACTCTTTCATTCCGTTCTGTTTTAGATCGGACTGTGAAAAGTCCCCGCAGAATATTACTCTACAGTTTTCCCCGACTCTTGTTATGATAGAGTCTAATTCGTGAAAAGTCATGTTCTGGCACTCATCTATAAGTATAACTGCATCTCTGAGTGTTATACCTCTTATGTAAGAAGTAGTCATAAAATGCACTAATCTTTTAGTTTTGAGTATCTGGTATGCGTCGCCCCTTTCAAACAAATCAATAGATATGTCATAGTAAGGCTCTTCATACACTGAGCTTTTTTCTTTTTCAGTTCCTGGTAGGAAACCAATGTCCCGAGTAGGAACTGCACTTCGTATGATTACTAACTTTTCATACTGATTTTTTGTCATGTCATCAAATGCAAGATAACATGAGATGAAAGTCTTTCCTGTACCTGCACAACCATGCAGAACTAAGTTTTTATCGCTTTCAAAAGCACGTAACTGGTTGCGCGTTAGTGGTTCTATCTCAGCAAGCTCTAGTCCAGAGCCGTTGAGAGTCTTGCTACGTTTAGCCATAGTTTATATTTTCCTGCGAGTATCCTTTAATTTCTCTTCGGAATACTCATAAAGCAGCCAAGGTATATCGTTTAAGTGTAAAATACCTGCCCAAGTTCTTCCGTCCTCTGGAGGTCTCGGAATTGTAAACGGAAAATTTATTCCTTTGACCCATAAAACCGAGGCGACCTCTTTTCTATCAACCTTGCGAATCTTATAGTATTTAAGTTTGCACATCAAGGTTTTGTCGTAGATGAAGGGATCGCCTTTTGAGTCAATAAAGTTTTTACCCGTTTGTTTTATTATGCCGATGTGGTTGATAAGGGCATTTCGCAGAGGAAACAGATTCTTGAAGGGAGTCTGAAGTCTGCGAATACCCAAAGTTTGCCCAGGCATATTCTTATCGTCAAGTAACTGATCGTCTAAGAACAGTAGTCCGTCAGAATAACTCCAGTTGCTTCCAGTAATCTTGAAGACTGGGAAAGTTACGCTTTGAACGTCCTTGTAAGTAACTATCAACTATCTCTCCGTATGGGGCATAGTATTTTATTTTTATATCTGTCGCTCCCTTCTTTTCTAATAGCTGGCAGTATTCGTACCTGCCGAGCGGGGATTTGACTTTGGCTTTTTGTTTCTTGCCGTTGTAGTTCCATGCTACTTTGAACAACTTCTTCTCCTTTTCTTTGGGTGTTATACAGTGAAACTAACACCGCACCCGCATGCATTTAGAACGTTCGGATTCTCTACTGTGAGGTAAGATCCTACTCGCTCTGTATTATAGTCTATTGTGCTCCCTGAAACCGCTGATTGCGCTTCAGAACTCACCACTACTAGATTGTCTACTAATCTATCGGTGGGAGACGGAGCGTCACAATAGTCCCAAGTATATTCAAGACCCGCACAGCCGCTAGGCTTCAGGTCTAAACGAACATACTTCTTATTCGCCCAAATACATTTTGTCTTAAGATGCTTCTTTGCACTCGCAGTTATGGTTAACATTTTTTCCTTTATAATCAGCTATTGCCGCTTTTATCGCATCTTCTGCAAGCACACTACAGTGTATTTTTACAGGAGGTAAGGATAATTCTTCCGCAATTTCCGTGTTTTTAATATCCAGAGCTGTATCAAGGCTTCTTCCCTTGACCCACTCGGTAAGGAGAGAGCTTGAAGCAATGGCTGATCCACATCCGTAAGTTTTGAACTTAGCGTCTTCAATGATGTTTTCATTATTGACTCGTATTTGTAGTCGCATAACATCTCCGCAAGCTGGGGCACCAACCATCCCAGTGCCCACGGAGGCATCTCCTTCGTCAAGTCTTCCAACGTTTCTTGGTCGTTCATAATGTTCTATTACCTTATCAGAGTACGCCATACTGTTTCTCGAATTTCCCCATTGAGTAGTCGTCTCCTATCTCGAAGTCGCACCCAACTGGGGCACCAGGAATAATAATTCCTCTGTCTTTCTGTATACAATGCTTAAGCATTAGCTCGTAATCTTCTATCTCATCCTCGGGAACTTCCGCAAGAATGGAATCGTGTACAAGTGCAAATATACGGGCTTTCATATTGTTCGCCTGTATGTGGTCATGCATATCTATAGCCCCAAGAAGGTTAATGTCGCTAGCAGCAGACTGAACCAGAAAGTTAAGACCAGACCTAATGCTATGACTCTTGATGCCCGCGTCGGACGATTTGACATTGGGTAATCTCCTTTTTCTACCAAAGAAACTGTATACAAATCCATTCTGCTCGATGAATCTGTGGTTGTCGTTTATCCACTTCTTGAGTGCATGAAACGATTGGAAGTAGTCATCAATAACTTCTTTTGCTTCTTGCTGACTAAAGTATTTACCTGAGTCTTTGGTAACTTGCTCGCTGATTTTCTTAGGGCCTGCACCATACATGATGCCGAATGTAACTGCTTTTGCAGCTTGTCTTTGTGTTGTGTATAGTTCTGCTACTTCGTCTACTTCACAGGGTAGACGGAATACTGTCTTCGCAATACTACTATGAAAGTTTCCGCCTGAACGGAATACGTCCATGAGTGCTTTGTCTTTGGCAAGAACTGCGGCAACATAAACCTCTGCAGTAGTTAAGTCCATTGCGACAATCTTGTGACCTTCTGCAGCTTTGATACAGCCTTTTACGGCAGGGTTATCCCGAGGAAGCTGCTGCATATTAAGCTTACCACTAGAACTGAGCCTACCGCTAGTAGTACCATGAAGGTTGAACGATGTGCGCAGTCTGCTATCTCGATCCAACTGCGGTATGATTTTGTCCAAGTAAGTATTCTTAATTTTGGATCGTTGACGTATGTCAAGGATAAGTCGTGGAATTTCCGACTGGGATCCAAGCTCTTGTAATACTTCCGCGTCCGTTGAATGAGCTCCTGTTCCTGTCTTTTTGCCAGTCGGTTGCAGATCAAGGTAGTCAAAAAGAAGGGAACGTAGCTGAACAGTAGAATTAGGGTTAAAATCTTTTCCATTGTACTTTTCCCACTTGTTAATTATAGGGTTCTTGTACAGCCCATTTACAGCAGTATCAATGTCGTCCTGCATAACTTCCTGAGCTGCGTATAATCTTTTCTTGTCAAAGGGAACACCGTTGTCCTGCGCATCAATCAGAAAGCGTGTGCCAGGAATGAGTATGTTATCGTATACCCACTTGAGTTTCGGGTTCTCCTTAATCTTCTTAAACTTCTCGTAAAGAAGATAAGTACACAGAGCATCCATAGCTGCGTATGTTTTCATCACGTCAAACGGAATAGACCCCCACTGGAAGTCTCCTTTGAGGATGCCGTGTTCTTTTCGATAGTTATCCATCCACTCATACATTGGCTTCTCATAGTCGCCATATGGAGTAAATCGAATAGATAACTGCTTGAGACCATGCCCTCCAGGATTCTCGTCTATGAGGTAGTGGAGCAACATGGTGTCTTCGATTCTTGGGAACTCAAAGTTGAAGTGGTACTCAAAGAATGCAACGTCAAACTTTGCGTTATGAAATACTACTCGCTTTTTGTTGAAAAGCGTTTGAAGAAGCTCTTCAGTTTCCTCATCAAAACATTCTGTTGTGACATATGCTCCGCGCTTGCCATCGTAAGAAAGTGATATCCCCAGAATGTGCCCGTCCCGAGGATAGAGCCCAGTCGTCTCGGAATCCAGAGCAATATATGTACCAGGATGCGCGATTGCTTCTCGTAAAAACGCGTTACACTCTTCTGTATCTTGTATGCCAAATGCGATTGACTCATCTATTATCACCTCTTCTATTTCACCATTTATATACTTAATGATGCTTTCTTTAGAATCTTCCCATGTCTTACGTGCTTCTGGCTTGAAGGTAAGCATGGCTGGGTTTATCACTGGCAAGAATTTATCTTCCACTTTCTTACCAGAATATTCTGTTACTGAATTTATTTTTGTAAAGTATTTCAACGCGTCACTTCCGACTAGAACTACCCAGTCATAAAGGCTAGAATCAAACTGTATGTCACAGTCTCGCTTCAATACTTTCTTGATTGTAGGATCAGAACAAAGCTGATACTGGTCAAACTCGAAAGCTCCACCAAATGCTTTGTTAAAGTCCGTTCTGCTTGGTTTAGTTTCTACTAAGGCAACTTTAGCCATATAACTTCTCCTTTAACTTATCTACTTGAAGTTGACTGAGTGCACCTGGATCTGTGTCTTTGATATGCACATTCCTGGCTACGAGACCAACTTTCTCACACTCAGTCTTTAGTTTTTCTGCGGCACTTTGTCCCGCATCGTCTCCATCAAAAAAGATTTCAACGTATTCTGCTCCTTGTACTCGGAGCATTGATAATTTTGCTTCGTTGTAATTATTTGTTCCAAAGCAGCACACAGCATTTGTCAATCCCTTATCATGAAGGTTTATCATGTCAAAAATGCCTTCAACTAGGATAGCGGAACCCTGTATAAAATCCACTATCGGGAAGAACGGAAGTTTTGCGCCTGGAGGAGTAAATTTATATTTTGGCCTCCCGTCTGCTGTGTGCCGCCCTTGGAACGCAACTATGCGCCCTGCAATGTCTCTTATGGGAAATACTATTCTTCCTACATAGTCAGAGTCAGGGTGCTGAAACGCTTCAAATTTTCTGTAGGTTTCTGGACGAATGTTCCTCCAGTTTCCTACGTATGGTAAACTATTCTGGGGAAAGGACAAGCCAACACTTTCAGACCTCTTTTGTATAATTTTCTTTTTGAAAAGTTCGCGCTGCTGTTGTAATTGGTTTGCCCTTTCCCCAAAATGATTGAATAAACTTCCCTTGTAACCACAAGAAAAGCAGTTGAATATACCAGTAATCTGGTCAATTCTCATACTTGGGTTCTTATCTTCATGCTCAGGGTTCAGACAGCGAACAAGAAAGTCGCTACCTTTCGGCATGAAGTATATATTTTTACTTGTTAGTAATGTTTCTACATTCACCAGCTAGGGTTCTCATCTCCATTAGAATCAGGTAAATATTCTTCGTGCCACCCATCATAGACAGGAGCACCACGAGGTGGTACTTTTGGCTTCGGCTTTTCTTCCGTTGTGGCTTCTTCTGTTTCTTGTTTTGTAAATTTGAAGTCAGGTGCTAGTCCCAAAATTTTGTCCCCTCTGGTACCATTCTCGGTGTACAGTACGCTGTTATGTTTACTTGTGAATTTCTAAATCGCTGTCCGTGTACGAATACACCTCTTTCAATTCTATCTGAAAAATAGTTACATCTGTTTATATCTCGAAACAACATTCCTGCTGTATTCTCAGGCTCTCCATCTACGAGAACTATTAGCAAAAAAGCCATCAACATCACTTGCCAATATCCTCGATACTATCCTTACTGATTACTTGATATGCACCTTTGTTGTAAGCAGGCGCAATAGTATATCCAGAAGAAGCCTGTACTTTCCAGTCATCTCTTGGACGTGGCTTGTAAGGAGTGAGCGGTGCTGACGGGTAGTCAGGTGTCTCACGACGAACAGGCTCGGGACTTGCATGAAGCTGCATATACTGTACCCTACGCTTGTTTGTATATAATGATTTGTTTG